TAGATGACCAAAATTTTGGATTTGATGCACAAGAAGCATTAACACCAATGATTAAATCACAACAAATTAGTGGTGAAAGATTTGACCTTTTCCAATTTGAAACAATTGGTGCAGGTAACGCAGCAAACAATAAAATTAAAATAGGTATCTCAAACATTAAAGCAGCTGGTAGTATAAATGGTACTGATTATGGTACATTCAATGTAATTGTAAGAGCATTTGGTGATACAAATAAAAAGAAGAGTGTAATAGAAACATTCGCAAATGTAAATTTAGACCCTAATTCTCCTAACTATATTAGTAGAGTAATCGGTGATAGAAAATTAGAAATTAGTAGTGCTGGTAAAATTACAACATCAGGCGATTGGGCAAATCAATCAAAATATATTAGAATTCAATACTTAAATACTGCAGCACCTGTACAAGCAGTACCTTTCGGACACGCTGCATATAAATTACCAATTTCAGCTTCTGCTGCAATAGGTGCAAATGTTCCTGTTGTTTCATTTCTAACCGCATCAGCAACACAATTTGGTGGTATAGATTTGGATGGTAATGTAGATAATAAAATCTATATGAAACCTATTCCAACTGGAGCAGGTGTAGGTTCTAACTCTGTATTTGGATTGGATGTAGCAAATGGTGGTTCTCTACCAGTAGGTTCTTCAGCAGCACAATTCGTTGTAGCATTCCAAGAAGGATTTGATGGTATGAATCCAGCAACTCCAATCTACAAAGGTTCTGATATTTCAGCTGGTAATACACAAGGATTTAACTTATCATCTTCTACAACTTCAGGTTCAGTAGCATATATGAAGCATATTAACGCTTTATCTAACGCAGATGAATATGATATCAATATGATTGTTTTACCTGGCGTAAATAAAGCAGACCACTCATATGTTCACACAGCAGTTGTTGATATGGTTGAGCAAAGAGCAGATGCATTCTTTATTACTGAAATGGGAGATTCTGATTATTCATTATCATCAACTGTAACTAAAGCAGGTGAGTTAGATACTAACTACGCAGCAACTTACTATCCTTGGGTTAAAACAATTGATGTAAATACAAATAAGTTAGTAACTGTTCCACCATCAGTATTATTACCTGGCGTATTCGCAGCAAACGATAGAGTAGCAGCAGAATGGTTCGCACCAGCAGGTTTAAATAGAGGTGGTTTAATTGGAGCAGTAGATGTATTAGATAGATTAACACAATCTGAAAGAGATACATTATACGAAGGTAAAGTAAACCCAATCTGCCAGTTTCCAGGACAAGGTATTGTAGTATGGGGACAAAAAACATTACAAGATAAACCTTCAGCATTAGATAGAATCAATGTAAGAAGATTATTATTGACTGTTAGAAAGTATATCGCTTCAACTTCTAAGTATTTAGTTTTTGAACAAAATACATCAACGACTAGAAATAGATTCTTAAATATCGTTAATCCTTATTTAGAATCAATCCAACAAAGACAAGGTTTATACGCTTTCAGAGTAGTAATGGATGAAACTAACAACACACCAGATGTAGTTGATAGAAACATTATGAAAGGCGCTATTTTCTTACAACCAACTAAGACAGCTGAATTCATTCAAATTGATTTCAACATCTTACCAACTGGTGCAAGTTTTGGTGGATAATTTAAAAAGTAGATATTTATATAAAGAAAAACAAATTAAATTAAAATAAGATGCCAGAAGTATTAGAGTTTGATAAAATATTCTATACCAACTTTGAACCAAAGTTAGGTAACAGATTTATAATGGAAATCGACGGTATAGAATCCTATATGATAAAAACGGCTAGTAGACCAACTTTCACTTCGGAAGTAGTTGAATTAGACCATATCAACGTAAAAAGAAAGATTAAGGGTAAATCTACTTGGGATGATGTAAACATCACTCTTTATGACCCAATTGTACCATCAGGTGCACAGCAAGTTATGGAGTGGGTTAGAACATCACATGAATCATTGACTGGTAGAGATGGATACGCAGCTTTCTATAAGAAAGATATCACTTTCTATTTATTAGGACCAGTAGGTGATAAAGTAGAACAATGGACTCTAAAAGGAGCATTTATTACTTCAGCAAACTTTGGTGAATTAGATTGGGCTTCAAATGACCCATTATCAATCGAATTAACTTTAAGCTATGATTACGCAATTCTTGAGTACTAATTTTTGAATTGTTTAAACTTTAAATAGTGATTTTTAAAAGGGGGTAGATTTTCTACCCTCTTTTTTTATGTCTTATTTAGAACCATTATAAATTTAAAAAATAATTCAAAAAAGACTTGACTTTTATAGCAGAATGTATTATCTTTACTATGTAATAAAACGATAAGAGATATGAAACTAGGATTGGTAAGAATGAGTGGTGAGAAAGTGGTTGGGGTTCAGTACTTTGAATCAAAGTTCAATAGAGAATTGGGTGAGACCCTCCGAATAAATGGGGTTGAGTGGATAGTGGGTGTGATTGCAGAAGATAGAAACTCCATCATCAAAGTTCTTAACGAAATTGTTAGAGTACAAAACTCCATAGTAAGAAAGAAACAAAGAGAGTTAGATAGAAAAATCAATCATCAAATCAACCAAATGTTTCTTGATGCATACCAATCAGTAATTAATAAATAAGAGTTCAACCTAACCCCCCTATAATATGAACGATTTTGATTTCTTCTCCGTCTCCGCTTCTTCTTCTTCAATCAAATCCCTAATGAAACTTCCGAATGTAAAGCGGGAGAATATACAGGGGAGAGTATTTTATGGTAGTAAATATCCAACCTCCATATACAAAGTGGATATGGCATTCTTTGATGTGATGGAGTTTGGACACTTTGGAGCTAGAGAGAGAGCCAATAAATTGGTAGAGACTTTAGTGGCTAACAAACCAGAGAATGTGATACTGAGTACTAAATTTTATCCAGTAGATTAAAATTTTAAATACTAATTAAAAAGTGGTAAGGGAAATCCTTACCACTTTTTTTTATTTATATATACTTATATATAAACAACAATTTAGTTATTATTATGGAACAACAAAACGTAGAACAACAAGTTACAAGAGGATTAGGAAATCAACCAGCTGCACAACCGCAATCAAAATCATTTCCTTTCCCAACAGAGATTATTACTTTACCATCCAAAGGATTAGTATATCCTGAAAGTAATCCACTATCAAAAGGTGAAATTACAATTAAATTGATGACAGCTAAAGAAGAAGATATCCTTACATCTACAAATTTGATTAAGAAGGGAATTCAATTAGATAAATTATTGGAATCTATTGTAGTAGAGCCGGGAGTTAATGTAAACGATTTGGTAATTGGTGATAAAAATGCTATTTTGATTACATCTCGTATATTAGCATTTGGGCCAGAATATATTACTAAAATAGTTGACCCATTCGATTCAGAAGAAACAGAAGTTACTATCGATTTGACTACTATAAAAGTAAAAGAGATAGATGAATCGTTGTTAAATAGACAAAACGAATATAGCTTTACACTTCCTAATTCAAAAACCACCATCAAATTAAAATTATTGACTCACGGTGATGAAATAGCAATTAATAAAGATATTGAAGCATCTCAAAAAACCTTAAAAACATCAAACGAAATTACTACAAGATATAGAAGAATGATTGTAGAAGTTGATGGTAATAGAGAGTTTGGATATATCAGCAATTTCGTTTCAAATAGATTATTGGCCGGAGATTCAAAAGCAATAAGAAAAGAGCTAAATAGAATTACACCTGATTTAGACCTTACATTTGATTATACATCCCCAATAACAGGTGAGACGGAGGCACTAAGAATCCCCTTTGGGATTGGGTTTTTTTATCCTGCCGACTAATTATTCGGTTATTCTCCATCAAAAGATTTTTCAAATGGTTTACTATGCCAATGGTGGATTTAATTGGCATGACCTTTACTATATGCCTATCAAACTTAGAGAGTTCTATTATAGAGAACTTATCAAAGCTAAGGATAAAGAAAAAGAAGAGATGGATAAGGCTACATCTAAATCAAAAGCATCAAGTAGAGTTAGAAGGAGATAAATTAATTAATTGTTTATATTTATAGATAAACATAACAAAAGAATTATGCCTAAATTAATTGAAGCTAAACTTTGGGATAGAATATTATCAGTATTAGGTGCCGGAGGAGAAACTAAAGATAAATTTTTAGATAAAGTATCAAAAACAGACCCGCAACTTGCAAGCTCTCTAGAAAAGTGGGAAGATTCATTTATTGACTTATTACAAGCTACTAAAAAAGTTCAGCAAAAGCATAATATGGATACATCAACCACAGATAGGTTGATAAAAAAATATAGAGGCTAATAATTTAGATTATGGCAGAACCTACAAGAGATGATAAAGGAAGATTTGCTAAAGATTTAAGTAATCAAGCACGTCTTATGAAGGAGATTGAGGATACTCAAAAAAGAATCAATGCTCTTCAATCAAATCTTATTGATGGTGATAAAGAACAAGAAAAATTAATTAAATCTCAAATTGCTTATTTAAACAAATTAAATAAAATTAATAAGCAAAATACTGCGGAGATTAAAAAACAAACTGAAAATTTTGATTCGATGGATGATGCTATGGTTAGTATCGGAAATCGACTTAAAAATAATAGTAAACTTGCGGAAATAACAAGAGATAAATTTGAAGCAACAAAAGATATCTCAAAAGCAATTACAAAAGAACTAGCTACAGGTGGAGTAAAAAATAATAAATCAAAACAACAAGTAATCCAAGCATTAAATGCTTATAAAAAATCTCAAATTTCAATAGCTCAAGCCAATAAAGAAATGGCATTGGGTAACATAAGTGAAAAAGAAAGATTACAAGCTATAAATTCGGCAAATGATGCATTTCAATCACAACTTTCTTTAGTAGATAAAACAAAAATAACATCTCAAGAACTTTTAGGATTACTTAATGGTATGGGTAAGGAGGCTGAAGATTTTTCTAGTGGAATACAAAAAGCACAAATAAGGTCCGAAGCAATGGATAGGGTGTTTGATAATTTTTCAGGCATACCTGCGATGGGTGAACTCAACACATTATTAAAAACTAATATAAAAGATACACTTGCATTTAAAGCAGCTGTATTCGCATTAGGAGCAGCATTAGGTAAGGCAGCAATGGATTACTTTGGTGCTCCAATGAAAGCTCAAATACAACAAACTAAAGAAGTAGCACAATTGGCTATCGATGGTGAAGCGGAAAGAGCTAAGATAGCATCTGATAAAGGATTTATAGATAGAGATGCTGCAAAGGGTTATAGTAAAATACAAGAAGAATCTGATAATAATAGAATTGAAACTGCACATAACGTAGCACAAGCTATGAATGAGGCCGCATTTGCAGGACAAAAAGCAGCAATTCAGTTTAGCGCTCAAATGCAAAGTGGAGCAGCTCAATTTGAAAGAGCAGCCAAAACCGCATTATTTGGTAACAAATTAGGAGGTGTTGGATATGGTGCAGCACAAATGGCATTGGCAGGAGTTAGTGCAGATAAAGTAGCAGCTGGAATGGAAGCAGCATCGGCTGCAACGGGTAGAATGCCATCGGCTAAAGTTGGTGCTGATATGGCTATTATGGCTGAAAGAACGGGTCAATCCGTAGATAGTATTGCATCCATAAATGAAATGTTCCAAAGAATGGATGGTGTATCCGAATCAACTGCTATGAACCTTTCTGAAGGTTTACGAAATATGGCTGACCAAGCTAAAATTGGTTTGGGTGGATTGATGAGAGAAATTGCAGATGCTTCTAAAGATGCATTATCATATCAAATTAAATCAGGTCCTGCTTTAGCAAAGCAAGTAGCATACGCACAATCATTAGGTGTTAGTTTTGGAGATATAGCTAAAGCTGGTAAGAGTATGGTGATGAACTATAAAGATAGTATCAAATCTGAAATGCAATTATCAGCTATGTTAGGTAAAAACGTAGACCTTTCAGAGGTTAGGGCTAAGTTTGCAAGTGGAGATACAGCCGGCGCAATGGAATCACTAAAAGCACAAGGGTTAGACCCTGCTCAAATGGATATGTTTGCACAAGATGCTTTATCACAAGCATTAGGTGGAATAGATTTAGGTTCTTTACAAAAAATAGCAACAAGAAGCGGTGCTCAAGTTGGTGGATTAAAAGAAGGAAAAGCTGGAGCAGGTAATCAGGATTTCTTATCAAGAACTCAAGCAGCAGAATCTACACTAGCACAAAAACAAGCATCGATATCCGCAAATACCGCAGTGTTGGATGCAAAATTATCAGGTAAAATAGCAGATGAATTTATAAATTCAGAGGGGCATAAAAATTTCTTAAAAGCCCAAGCAGACCAAGCAGCAAAATCTTCATTACTTAATCAAGAAATGGAGTCACTTTATAAAAATTCAAAAGCATACAATGAGCAATTAGCCAAAACCGCTCAAAATGAAATGGTTTCTGGTATAAAAGAAAACCTATTAAGTGGGTTATCTATGGTGTTGGGTGGAGTAGCAGCTAGTTTTGCTACAAAAGGAGTTGGTATACTTGGTAAGGGTTTACAAACTATGTTTAGTAAGGTATCATCTGGTGGCGGCGGTGGAGTAACCAGTATGGCAACATCTATGTTGGGCGGTGGAGCACCACCTACGCCCGGAGGTGGGGGTGGTGGAGGTATGATGCCATCAATGCCAGGCGGTGGGGCACCTGGAGGAGCACCTGGAGGAGGATTTACAAAAGGATTAGTAGATTCAGTTAAAAATGTATCTACGGTACTAAAAAGTATCATTACCGAATTAGGTGCGGTTCTAAAATCGGGTGTGGATGTAGTTATGCAATTGGCAAACAAATTAGCATCGGGAGTTATGACAACCTTCAATACTATAATGAGTGGTTTGGCAAAAGCTTCTAGTACAATGCCTACGATACTTGGTAACTTAGGAAAAGCAATTGGTTCATTCTTTTCGGGAATGGGGTCAGGCTTATTAACATTTGCACAAATGATGGCAACACCAACAGCATTATTCGGATTACCTGCCGGATTAATCGTAATGGCAATGATGATGGGATTAGCAGCGGCTATGAGAATCGCAGCACCTGCAATCGAAGCACTTACACCATTGATAACAGGATTGGTTTCGATATTAGGGGATACATTTGTTAGAGCATTGGAAGCAGCTGGACCAATAATCACATCTATATTTGAAGGTATTGGGTTGGTAATTGAAAAAGTAGGAAATGCAATTGGAGGAATTATTAATTCAATAACCGATAGTATATCACGTTTGGGTGGATTAAATCCAGTTCAATTATTAGCAGTAGCCGGTGGTATAGCAGCATTAGCAGGAGCAGTTGCAATATTTGGTGGAGCATCCGCTATTGGTGGTTTTATGAGTGCTATTGGTAATTTCTTTGGTGGAGACCCGGTTGATAAATTTTTAAAATTCCAAAACTTAGACCCGGCTCAATTACAGGCCGTAGCCACATCAATTTCAAATTTGGCTAAAGGTATATCAGCATTTGGTGTATTAGAAAGTGTAGCAGGAGTATCTGCTTCTCTTACAACCGCATTTACAAATTTTGGAGAAAGTGTTGGGGGCGGAGCCGCAAGTGGTATAAACTCATTAGCATCGGGTCTTAAAGCTCTAAACGAACAATTGATAATAACAACATCGATTGCAAGTTCAATAGATGTTATTTCTTCTGCATTTGAAAACCTTGCATACGCATTAGATAGATTAGCAAGTGTTAATACAAAAGCATTAAATGATGTTCCTTGGATAAGAATGACAGCATTTGCAGGAGCAGGGGGTAGAATAACCCTTGCACAAAGTGCAAATAATTCATTTAACATCGCACAAGATACTGCAAAGAATATTGAAAAAATGGCTGGTAATACTGAAGCAATGGTTAAATTAAATAACACCATCGCTAGATTA